ATGTTCTTAAATATATTAAGAATACTTATGACAAAGATGTTAGTTCAGTAAATGAGTTGTTTGCTGAAAAAGAGAAACCACAGGAGTTACCTGAAGATGTTTCGGCATTTTTGGAATACAAGAAAAAGACAGGTCGTGGATTTGAAGACTATGTTAAATTAAACAGAAACTTCAAAGACATGGATGAAACGCAGCTTCTGCGAGAATATTACCAAGCAACTGAAGAGGATTTAGATGCTGAAGATATTCAATACATGATGGAAGACTTTGCTTACGATAGTGAAGTTGATGAAGAGAATGTAATTAAAAAGAAGAAGTTAGCGTTTAAAAAAGAGATTGGTAAAGCTCGTAAGTTTTTTGAAGAGCAAAAGGAGATGTACAAAGAGCCCCTTGAGTCAAGTACGGCATCTATCTCTAAAGAGCAAGAAGAACAACTTGCAGCTTATGACCAATATGTTAAGGATGCTCAAACCTATGAAGAAGAAATAAAGAGAAGACGAGATTGGTTTCTAAAAAAAACTGACGAGGTTTTCGACACAGAGTTCAAAGGTTTTGACTTTAAAGTTGGAGAAGACAAAGTAATAACTTTTCTACCTTCTAAGGATGTTGAGGGAATTAAAAAGGTAAACTCAGGAGCCAATGCATTAGCAGAGGTTTATTTAGATAGTGAAACCGGATTAATTAAAGATGCATCAGGATACCATAGGGCAATATCCGTAGCACGAAATCCTGAAAGGTTTGCTAAGTTCTTTTATGAGCAAGGCAAAGCTGACGCAACAGAGGATGTGACTAAGAAAATTAAAAATGTCAATATGACAACACGGTCAGCTCCTCAAGTTGTAAAGAAGGATGGAATGACAATTAGAGCACTCAATCCAAGTGAGGGTAGGGGGCTCAAAATTAGAAGTAAAAAGTAAATTATTAATTTTTAAAATATAAAAAAATGGCAGGAAATTTTGCAGCAAGTCCAACGTTCTCGTTGCAGCCATCGGCTCAACAAGTTCCGTTGTCGACTAATTATATTACCAACTTTGATTTCTTAAATCAGTATCTTCCTGATACATATGAAAAAGAATTTGAAAGGTATGGTAACAGAACACTTTCATCATTTATTAAAATGGTGGGTGCAGAAATGCCTTCTAACTCTGACCTTATTAAATGGGCAGAACAAGGAAGGTTACATATCAAATATGAAAATGTAACATCGGGTTCAGGTGCAGGTGTTAACACAGCTACATTAACAGTTAATGACTCAGCTATTGGAGCTAACCCTGTTGGTACTGTAATTACAGGTGAAAACCCATACTCAGCACAAGGCGGTATCGCTGTGAGAGTAGGTCAAACAGTTGTAATCTCAGACAATGCAGGTGGTGGTGAAAACAAAGCGGTTGTTACTGCTGTAGATTTAGCAAACAGCACATTCGATGTAGCATACTATGAAGCAGCAGGTCAAATTGCAGGTGCAGGTGCAGCTACTACTGTTTTCATTTACGGTTCAGAATTTGAAAAAGGAACAGCAGGAATGCAAGGTTCATTACAATCCGATGACTACATCTTCGAAAACAACCCAATCATCCTAAAGGACACTTACTTAGTAAATGGTTCTGACATGGCTCAAATTGGTTGGATTGAAATTTCAACAGAAGACGGTGGTTCAGGATATTTATGGTATTTAAAGTCTGAGCACGAAACAAGGCTAAGATTTGATGATTACCTAGAAACATCCATGATTGAAGCAGTACCTGCAGAGGCAGCTTCAGGAGCAGCAGTTGCAGGACTGATTGGTTCAGAAGGTGTATTCCACGCAGTTGGTACAAGAGGTAACTTATGGACAGGAGGTAATCCTGATGCATTAGCAGACTTCGATGCGGTCATTGATAGATTAGATAAACAAGGTGCAATAGAGGAAAATGTAATTTTCTTAAACAGACAATTCGGTTTCGATATTGACGATATGTTAGCAGCTCAAAACTCATATGGAGCAGGTGGTACATCTTATGGACTATTTGACAACGATGAGGAAATGGCGTTAAATTTAGGTTTCACAGGATTCCGTAGAGGTTATGACTTCTACAAGTCTGATTGGAAATACCTAAATGACCCAACAATGAGAGGCGGTTTATCAAGTGTCCCTGCAGTTGTGGGTTCAGGTGCAATCACAGGTTTATTAGTACCGGCAGGTTCTACAAGTGTTTATGACCAAGTTCTTGGTAAAAACGCTAAGAGACCTTACCTTCATGTAAGATATCGAGCTTCAGAAACTGAAGACAGAAGATATAAGACATGGATTACAGGGTCTGCAGGTGGAGCAGCTACTACAGACATTGATGAAATGAAGGTTAACTTCTTATCAGAAAGATGTGTTTGTGTAATGGGTGCGAACAACTTTGTATTATTTGAAGAATAATACATACTCTAAATGATACGGGAGCCTTCGGGCTCCCTTATCTTTTTTAATAAAATTTAAATTTAATATAATGAAAAAAAAAGCAGAAATAAAAGACCGAGTCTATAGACTCACAAGAAAATCAGCTCCTTTGAGCTTCATGTTACCATCCAAAAGTTCCAAGCGTAGACCACTTCTTTGGTTTGACGAAGAGAACGGAACCAATAGAGAATTAAGGTACGCAACAAATCAACAAAGTCCCTTCAAGGAAGAGCAAGACGGAAACGCAATAGTTAGACCCATTGTGTTTGAAAATGGCTTGTTACAAGTATCAAAAAGAAATCAAGCATTACAAACATTTCTTAGTTACCATCCTATGAATGGCGTTAAATTTGAAGAGGTAGACTTAGCAAAAGATGCAGCTACTGAAGTTGAAAACTTAAATGTTGAAGTAGATGCATTGATAGCCGCTAAAGAACTTACTTTAGAACAAACTGAAATGTTAGGAAAAGTAATTCTGTTTGGAAATGTATCACAAATGTCTAGTGCAGAATTAAAAAGAGATATACTTATATATGCAAAAAAATATCCAAAAGAATTTTTAAGTGCAGTATCTGACCCCGGACTACAATTAAACTCTACAATCCAAACATTTTTTGATGAAAAATTATTGATATTCAAAAATCAAAAAAAGGATGTATATTTTAATTTGCCCGGAAATAAAAAGAGATTGATACAAATTCCATTTGGCGAAGACCCTGTTTATGTTTTAGCATCTTATTTCAAATCAGATGAAGGAATTGATAAGCTAGAATACTTGGAAAAAAAGCTAGGATAAAATTTGTATATTTGTTCTTTAGTAACTTATAAAAAATTAGAGCATGGCAATACCAAATGGAACTAAGTTTCACGGAGTCGCACCTGATGTTGAAACTCAAAACAAGGGTTCACAACTCTCAAATTCAGATAGAGATGTTTATACATTTCCCGAAGACTTTAAAAAAGACCTTGTCCAAATTTCATATAACGGAAAAATTATTAACTTAGGTGCAGGTAACAATCCTCCTTTTAATGGAGATACTGTAGAGTGGGGAGGAATCCAATCACCTACTTCTCAGACTTCAGTTATTATTTTTCCTTACGCAGTAAAAATTCAGTCTGTCTATTTCAAGATGGCTCGGATTATCAATGCGTCAGCAGACTTTAATTATGTATTTAATCTTTACACTTCAGGAGATTTAGCAGCAGACCCTAACCAAGCAGGAACTTGGACTCAATTAGGTGCGTTAACTACTGAGTTAACCAATGCAGACAACTTAACTGCACCGGGATTTGTTGAGGACGTAAGTCCTCAAAATTTAGTAATACCTGCAGGTAGTATGTTTGCTTTGGCAGGAATTGAATTAGCAGGAAGTATTGGTTCTACTACAACTGAAGCAGTAGTAGGGATTGTTGTAACAAAAGCATAATAAATTGACAAGCTGACAAAACCTAACACTAAAAGAGGACTAAAAATTAGCCCTCTTTTTTTTTTGTTTATCTTTGTAAAAAAGATTTATAGATGATAAATTCAGTTAGACAAACTGTCTTGTCTATTCTTAATAAGAATAATTACGGCTATGTATCTCCAAGTGATTTTAACTTGTTTGCAAAACAAGCACAGTTAGATATATTTGAAGATTACTTTTACCAATACAACTATCAAATTAATAAAGAAAACGCAAGACAATCAGGAACAGGGTATGCTGATATTAAAAAAGGATATGAAGAAGTTATAGATACCTTTGGTGTTATAGCCCCTTTGATACAAACTGTTCCGGGTTCCCCGGGTTCTAATACTTGGAATATGCCGTCTGATTATTATTTAATAAACAAAATATTATATAGGGATGGAGCTCGTCAAAATGAAGTAGAAAGAGTTCATCAAAACAAAATTACTTTATTGAATCAGTCGATGCTAACTGCACCATCGTCTCTTTATCCTGCATACACTCAAGCAGGTAGTGTTGTAACGGCATTTCCTAGCACAATCAATAATGCAGGTGATTTAACTTGTCAGTATATTCGATTCCCAAAAGACCCTGTTTGGACATATATAAACTTGTCGGGTGGAGAGCCGGTGTTTGACCAAACGGCTGCAGACTATCAAGACTTTGAATTACCACTTGATGACGAACCTACTTTGATAAGTAAAATATTACAATTTTCAGGAATGTCAATTAGAGAAATACAAGCTGTGCAGTTTGGGCAGCAACAAGAGGCTTTGGAGGACCAACAAGAAAGATAAATTATGTCATATATCACACCATATCAATATTACGAAAACGGAGGAAATCTTCCTGAGAATGCTAATTGGGGGTCTTATCAATATGTAAGCTTACAAGACATCATAACTAATTTTGAATTGATGTATGCAGGTAATCATTCTTTGGTTAATAACGAAGAAAGATATAAGATTTTATTTCATGCAAAAAGAGCAATACAGGAATTAAATTATGACGCATTCAAAGAAGTTAAAATATTAGAACTAGATGTTTGTAAAGAGATGCGATTTGTACTTCCACAGGATTATGTAAATTGGGTACGAATATCTTGTTTTAAAAACGGATTACTCTACCCTTTAACAGAAAACATTCAAACCAACTATGCAGGTGCATATTTACAGGATGATAAATGTAGAATTTTATTTGACCATGATGGTAATATATTAAAACCTGAAAACTCAAATTTAGATTTGGAAAGAATTACAGGTGGTTTAAAAAGTATTTATCTAAATAAAAATAGCATATTTTATGGGTACGAAGGATATTGTTGTGATGGTTATTGGTATTTTGATTACACTATAGGTTCTCGATTTGGATTGAATACAGAAACTGCAAACGCAAACCCTACATTTAGCATAGATAATAAAGGTGGAGTGATTAATTTTAGTTCAGGTATGGCAGGAGAAAAATGTGTTCTTGAGTATATTTCTGACGGCATGGAGTCT